AACTCTACTGTTATAAAAGCAAAAGACATTAAGAAAGTAAAAGCAGAAAAGATTGCTGAGTCACAATTACCAGCCAATGTTCTAAAGTTTCCAGGGAAAACTAAACAGTCTTCTGGTTTAGGTGCAGCGGATATGACTGAAGCTGAAGTTGAGCAACAGAAAATAGACGACACGCAAACAAAAATTCTACAAGAAATCGCAGACAATACATCATCTCTTAAGAAACCGATTGGCAATAAACCAGAGACACCTAAAGAAGGTATGGGTATTGGTATCATTGGAACTATCCTTGCGGGTATTGTTGGATCAATTGTTGGTCTAGCACGTGCATGGGTCAAGACAATTAAGTTGTTCGCAGATGCATTGATACCAACTGAATTAATGGAAAAGATTAAGAAAGGATTCTCTGCAGTTGAAGAATTCTTCTCAGGTATTTTTAGTAAATTTAAGTCACTTTTCGATTTTAGTGGCGAGTCTAAAATTGGAAAAGTATTTGCGACTATTAAAGAAGCAATGAGTAGCTTCATTAAACCATTTGTAACAGCCTATGAAGTCATAGCAGACTTATTAAAAGGTCCAGTAAAAATGGTTGAGGGTGTCTTCACTCTTATCAAAGAATATTTCAGTGCATTTGCAAAGACTGTTGGCAAAGTAGCAGGAATTGTAGGAAAATTAATGTTTCCAGTACTTATTATTATGACAGTATGGGATACAGTTAAGGGAATCATTGAAGGATTCAAGGAAGAAGGTATTATTGGTGGTATTAAAGGTGCTATCACTGGCTTCTTCAATTCGTTAATCTTCGGTCCACTTGATATGCTGAAAGATGCAATCGCATGGGTTCTTGGTTTCTTCGGTTTCGATAAAGCCAAAGAAATGCTAGAGTCATTCTCACTTGAGGATATATTTAAGAAATTTATTAATGCGGTATTTGCTCCAATTGATTTAATCAAGAAACTATTCAGTGATATAATGGGATGGTTTGAAAATCTAGAGATTCCAGGATTTGAAATTGGTATAGGAAGTTTTAAGAAGAAATTCGGACCATGGTATCCCTTTAAGAAAGAAGAGAAAGCACCAGAGTCAGGTGTCGATACGAAAGTTGAATCAGTAACACCAAAAGACAATGCACCTAAGACAGTTGCGAATCAGGATATGTCTAAGTCTAGCATAAGTCCTAAAGAAGCGCAGAACATTTTGGAGAATGGTAGCAAACGAGACATAGAATCATTTGGTGGTGTGGAAAAATTAAAGCAAATTGCTTCTGGCGGTGCTTCTGCTAAACTTGCGCCATATGAACCACAGGTAGGTAATCAAGTTGCTTCTCAGTCTGCTGACAGTGAGATGGCTAAGACTGTTCAACCATCACAATCAAGTACTGTTATTGCTCCAACAAGCAATGTTAATAATAGTAGTTCTACTACTTACGCAATGAAGCCACTTGTTCGTAATCCTGATGAAGGAGTACGACGTCAGCTAGCACAAAGATACGGAACATAAAAAAGCCACCCGAAGGTGGCTCTTACAAAATGCTAGAAGCGTTTATGCTTCGTCAGCAATCTTCTGGAAATAAGACATTACGTCTTCATCATCCCCAGCACCAACCTTTGCTTTCGCTACACTTACTGGTTTCGCAGCTGGAGCAGGTGTACGCACAGGTGGAGTATAATCCTCATCTTCAGCCATAGTAGCAGCAGAAGCAACAGGAGCAGAACCCTCACCATCAAGAACATCATTCAACTTACGAGCAAGTTCTTCAAAGGTCTTGAAGTTCTTACGATCTAGAAACTCAGCAAGTTTGTGTTGAGAGTTAACGACCTTTAACAACTTCTCTTCGTCACCATCAAATAGAGGTGCTGGCTCCATGAAAGTAGACTGGTCATAGTTAGCATAACCATCAACTTTACGTTGACGCAGTTTAAAGTCTGCACCTTCCCAAAGATCAAATACGATAACTGGCTTCTCATCCTCAAAGGTAGGATTGGCTTTCTCCATTATCTTATCAAAGATCTTCTTACCAAACTTGAACAGACGAACCTGTCCTTCATTTTCGGGATGCTTTGGATCGGAGATAACCAATATGTTTGCAGTATAAGATAACCTACGTTTTTGTTTACGGGAGATTTCCTTATTGGTTTCAGAACCAGAGTTCCAGAGTTTGGAGTTTAGTTCGCCAACAGGATCTTTCTCACCAATGGTAGTGAGAGAATTTTCGATATACCACTTTCCAGTTGGACCTTGAAATCCATGAGAGAAGATACGAACCCATGGGAGTTCATCACCCTCAACACGTGGTAAGAATCGAATAACTGCAGTTGCGTTTCCTGCTTTATCGGCTTCTAGTTTCCAGAAGCGATCGTCTTGATAAGATTTTTTGCCACCAGCTTCTGGGTTAGCAATCTTGTCAAACTCAGCAGAGATTTTGCTGAAGTCTGTTTTACGCATATTACGTAGTGCTTGAATGTCCATCGTATTTTCCTTGTATAAAATGTATATTAATGTTTTGTATAAAAAGTATTTTAGTTATCGTCTTGGTCGTCATCTTTAACATCATCAAAGTCTTCTTCCTCAACATATCTATTTAGTATCTTTATACGGCTCTTATCAGTTTTTAATTGACTTGAGTTCCTTCTCTGCTCAAAATCATTCTCATCATCATAAGATTTATTTCTACGTCTAGTGTTGCCCATGATATTAGAATACAATTCCCTCTTTTAATTCTTGATAAATCCCCAATAACTTCTGGGAGTCAAATTTAATAAATTTCCTACATTTAACTATTTTACGGTATTCTTCTTCCCAAATCAAGTTTGTAAATGATTTCCATGAAGAAAGATAATTCTCAAAGGAGTCTAGAATAACCATAGTTTCAATACTAATATGACTTCCAAGAAATAGTTTAAGTAATTCTGGATGGTCATTATGTATAAAAGAAAAGAGTCTGTCTTGTGTGTGTTTGTTTTTTTCTAGATGAAGTATAATTGTATCAACATCATCTTTAAATGTTTGCGTCAAAGATTGTTTTCTTTTCTGCCATAATATTAAATTAGAATCAGCATCAGAATCACAATATATGACGGCATCGTTACCATAAGCAAAGTTGGCAACAAAATATTGTATGACATCAAAAGGTCGTTCAAACTTTCTTGCAAGTTTTTCAAAAATGAACCTATCATTACGGCTGTAGAATACATCGCGAGATCCTTTCACATTTCCTTTAGTTTCAAATACGTCATAGCCATCAGTTGTAAAGTGTAACTTGACAGCCATGTAGTATTTGTATACATTAAATCCGTCCACTTCTTTTCCTACATTCTTCCATTACCTGAGGTGGAAAATCAGGATGCCATCCACCAATCAACATACGACAATCATATGTAATAACATTTAATCTCTTTTCAGAGTTTCGTTGTTCCAATGACATATATATTAGAGGCATTAGAATTAAAAATCCTAATACGAAACAGTAGTCTAGTATAGATATTTTTCTAAATATTTCATACATCAAGTTTTGCCTGTTTAGGTAGCATGTTTGCTTCAATCATCTCTATCTGGATCTTATCCTTTAGAGACTTATTAATTAATGAAGCAATATCTTCTGGGTCAATATAATTCTCTGCGCAATACTCAAGAACAGTATCCATGTATGGCATACGATTTTCCATGGCTCTCTTCTCAATAAAGAGTGAGAATGATGAAGCAGTACTAAATGGATTTAAGTTTTCTAACATATGCGTTCGTTGTCCTAATAAGAGTTTGTATTTCTGAATATTCGTTAGACTTGGTATGATACATTTTCCAAATATTGGTATTTGGATTATCAGGTTTCATTTTATTTTCAAACATGTCAAGATATTTGTCGAACCATTTATCCATTTGATTAGATTGTTGTAAAAGAAAATCGTGTATCTTCGATAACGCATCAACGTCATTGTCCGAAGCGCACAGTGAAATTTTAGATCTCATTTCGGTAATAGTAATTTCCATAATCATAGTCCTTATTTAATATTAGTTTCTTCTCATTGTTGCTATGTCTTTTGCTTCATCGTCACTGAAGACAGGTACTGAATTAGACTTAT